GGCGTTCGTGCTGAAATTCGCACCGCAGATGGCGAAGACGCTGCAAAAACTGTCGGCCGCGAATTCGTTCAAGTTCGCGCGCATGATGGTGGAGGGCATCAGCGGTTACTACGACAGCCGCACCGAAAGTCTGTTTCCGTATAACAAAACGTCGGACGCGCGGCTGGGGCTGCTCTACCGGCTCGTGGTGGATGAGGAGAATTTCCCGACGAAAGACGACGGGTTCAAGGAAAGTGTGGTGGATGCGTGGATCATCGCCGGGATTGACCTCGTGAAAGAATTCGAGGCGAGCGAGAAGGCGGCGCAAAAGGAAATGGCGTTGCCGGCGAAGAAAGCCAAGCAGGGCAAATTGCTCGATGTGAAGCCGGGCAAAAAGAAGAAAGGCCGCAAATGAGCAACGAAGAACTATTGATGACATCTGCCGACAACGCCGAACGGGCCACGTTCTTGTTGCGCGATGCCTATCAAATCGGTTTGCGGCAGCCGGTGCCGGCGGAGCGATTCACCACGGTGACGCTGCATCTGCGCAAGGCGCTGGCGGCGGCCACGGAACTGGAACGGCTCGCGCGTGGCGGGGAACCGCCGGTGCGGGGATGATTTAACCGCAGAGAACGCAGAGAACACAAAGATATGCTGACGATTGACAATAACGATCCGATGGCAGTTGAGGAAGATGGTGCACCCGAAACGCTCGACTTCTGGGATGTGGTCAATGTTTTGTCTATTGAGGAAATGTTTCCGCATTTGGAGGCGGAAGACGTGGCTGAACTTGAAGCATTAGTAAGCGACCGCCGGCGGTTGCATCGCCAAGCGAATGAATTGATCCGGCTACAACCAGATCGAATACATCAAACGTGCTTGGATTTGTGTCGGGCCATGAATGAAGTGGAACGTCGTATCAAAAGCATCTTACTGGCGCGCGTGCATTACACTCATATGGTGGATGTGGAAGCGGAGGCGGTAAAACCATGAGCGAGAACGGAACCATCGTCCAGACAACTGGAGCGGCGCCGGTGCGGGGTTAGGCACAGAGCAACACAAAAAATAAATTATGAAAACAATGATTCTTATCGGCATGGGCATCGTGATGTTCACGTTTGTCCTGGTGCGGCAACAGCAACGGATCCAGCAGCAGGAACGGCAATTGATTGCTAACGTCGCCGAAAGCTTGAAACAGGATGACGAGTTTGGGGCCTCGTGTTTCATCATCGGCAGTCTGGATACGATCATGGTCATGCGCCAGTTCACGAATGTAACCGATCCTGATGCCTTGGTGGCGATGGCTATCGGCCGCGAGCGCGCAAAGGAAGGCACAAACTATCATCAGGTTTATAGCGTGGCGGCGGCGCGCTGGCGCCACTTGACGGGCGTGGAATTCATGGTGCGCAGCAACGGCTATGCGCCAGTGTTCCGGGAAATCCACGGGCAAGAATGAAGGCCATCCAGACATTTGGAGAGGCAGAATTGCATGGGCTGTTCGCGGCGCTGAAGGTGCTGCCGCATCCGATGCTCAAGCGGCCCACGCTGGAATGGGTGCGGGCGTTGATGGCGGCGGAGCCGAAGACGTGGCAGCAGGAATTGGCGAAGTTTCTGGGCGAACGGCAGCGGCGGATCGCGCTGGCGGAGAGTGATCCGCTGTGGGCGGGCTGGGAGTTCGAGCCGTGGAAAGACTCGGATGCGCTGCTGGCGGGGACTTACGTTGCGCCCCGGCAGAGCGGCAGCTCTGCCCCACCATATCAGCCGGCCCCGGCGGACATTCTGGGCATCTACGGCGGCAACCGCGCCTCGAAATCCGTGTATGCAGTGAAGCGGGCGGTGCAGTGTGCGCTGTTGTTTCCGCGTGCCACGCTGGCGGTGTTGAGCGAGAGCGAGCCATCGAGCATCAAGACGGTGCAGGCGTTGGTGTGGAGTTTCATCCAGCCGCAGTTTGGATCGCTGAACAGCAAGCGCGATCCGGTGTATAAAATCAATTACTCACAGGCGGGCGGGTTCACGGACCGAAAATTGATTTTTCCGAACGGCAGCGAAATCCATTTTCTGACCTACAACCAGGACCCCGGCGATTTTGAGGGCTGGGAGTTCGGCGCGAACGCACACACTTACACGACGGTGGCGGCGGAGCTGAAGGCGGCGGGGAAGTTCGTGCCGGCGAACATCGGGGCGGTGGCGGACGAATCCATGCCGCTGGCATGGCTGAAGGTATTCACGCGGCGGCTGAAGTATCGGCGCGCGAAATTGCTGTGGCCGTTCACGCCGGTGAAGGGCATCACGCCGGCGATCAAGGAAATGGTGGGCACGGCGGCGGTGTGCGTGGAGGCGCGACCGGCGGAACTGCTGCCGCGTCAGAATCTGCCGGACATCCCCAAGGGGACGATGCCTTACATCCGCGAGTGCGTGTTTCCGGGCGTGAAGGCGATGGCGATCTATTTCTTCACGCAGTTCAACAAGTTCGGGCCGTCGCCGGAGCGGACGTATTACGAGGAGGTGCGGGCGTTGTGTGAGGGCAAGGCGAGCGACTACATCGAGCGCGTGGCGTATGGGTTTGCGCGGGACACGGTGGCGCGGGCGTTTCCGAAGTTCGGGCCGTGGAACGTGGTGAAGCGGCAGCAGTTGCCGGCGGTGGGGACGAATTACTTTTTCACGGACCCGGCGGGTGCGCGCAACTGGGCGAGCTTGTGGGTGCGCGTGACGCCGGGCGGGGATCATTACATTTATCGCGACTGGCCGGATGCGCAGACGTTCGGCGAATGGGCGGTGCCGACGGAGCGGGAAGTGAATGACACGAACCGCAGCGGCTGGGATGGCGACGTGGGGCCGGCGCAGGCGGGTCTCGGCATGGGCATCGTGAAATACAAAAATACTTTTCTGGAGGCCGAGAAAATCCGAAATCCGAAATCCGAAATCCGAAACGGGGAAGATCCTTATCACGTCAAACTGCTGGCGCGGGCCAAGGAGGCGGAATGTTTTGAGGAGATCGCGGAGCGCTACATTGACCCGCGCGCGGGGGCGAGCGAGCACATGGCCGAGAAGGGCGGGACGTGCATCATTGACGAGTTCGACGAGCCGCAATATGACAGCACGGGCAAACTGATTGGGCCGCCGATGGAATTTATTCCGGCGAGCGGGGTGAATGAGGACGAAGGGCTTTCCGCCGTGAACGATCTGCTGGACTGGAACCAGGAGCAGCCGCTGATGCCGATTCTGAACGCGCCCCGGTTGTTCGTGTGCGAGGACGCGATGCAGGTGCGCTGGACGCTGGAAAATTTCACGGGGCGCGGCGGGGCCAAGGGCGCGTGCAAGGATTTTGCGGATCTGCTGCGCTACATGGCGCTGCAAAAGTTGACGCACGTGGACGCGGGGAACGCGGGCGGACGGGCGGGGCGGGGATTTTGATTAACCGCAAAGAACGCAGAGAACACAAAGAAATGACCCAAGCTGAATTCAAGCAACTGCCTTACCTGCTGCTGCGGCATCAGGTGGTGGCGTGCGGGTATGGGCGGGCGCAGCTCGACAAGTTCGTGGATTGCGGCGTGCTGCGGCGCGTCCAGTTGACGGGACTGGAGCAGCATCGCTACCAGAAGAAGCAGCTCGCGGAGTTGCTGGGCTGGGGCGAATTGCTGGAGGCGGCGGACTTCCTGGCGGAGCCGCCGTTGCTGGCGGTGAAGGCGGCGCAACGCTGGACGGGCTTGAGTGACACGGTGCTGGCGCAGGTGCGGTCGGCCGGCGGGCTGACATTCGTGAAACCGCCGGGGGCGGGGAACGGGAAATTTTTGAAGCGGGAAATCGCGGGGTTGATCGGGTTTGAGAAGTTTATTTAACCGCAGAGAACGCAGAGAACGCAGAGAACACAAAGATGAAAAAGACAAACGCGACTTACACCTATTCGCTGGCTAATGGGAAAATGACGATTCATTCCGTGGTCAGTGACGTGAAGACGGTCAATACATCCACGGATGCGGAGATCAAACACGAACTTACGAAACGAATGAAATGGGTGCCGGCAGACAATTTCGGCCACGTTGTGCAGCAACTAAAGAAAGGCCGGGTTTATCTAACGCGCAACGGCTCGGAGCACCGCAGTGATTTTCTGAACTGAATCACCCCAAACGGTGCGGAATCCGCCGAAACTGGCGGGCGGGGGCTGGACGGCGGCGCGTAAATCCCGCCAAGTGGACGTTGCATGAATGATGATGCCGAAATTTTAGTCGCGTCGCCCGAGGCGCACGTGGACTTGTTGCTGGAGGAATTCAAGGCGGCGGGTGCGCTGCCGAATGGCCGCTATGACTCCGTGTTCAATGAGGAGGCGCGGCGCATGATCTGGCCCGGCCAAAGTGCCGACGGCCGCAAATGGGATGAGAACCAGCCGGAAGGCAAGCGCGCGATGCCCTGGAATGGGTCGAGCGATACGCGCGTGCCGTGCATTGACGGCGTGATCAATGACACGGTGGATCTGCTCACGGCGGCGTTCCGCAAGGCGGAGTTGCGCGCCACGACGGTGAACCCGGACACGCAGGGCATCGCCGGTGGCATTTCGGATTATCTGCACTGGCTGGTGCACACGAAGCATCGCAAGGCGTTGCGGCTGGAGGCGGAGCTGGCGGCGCAGTTCGCGCAGGAATACGGGCTGGCCATCACGCACATCGGCTGGGAACGCGAGATCGGCAAGCGGCGGGTGAATTTCACGTTGACCCAGTTGCAGCAACTGTGCGCGAGCGTGCCGGAGTTTCAGTCCGTGCCGCAGATGATTCTGGATCCGACGATGGATGACGCGAGCGCCGAGGCGGTGCGGGCCATCTATCGGATGTATGTGGTGCAGACGATGGAGGGCAAAGGCTTTTACGAGCAGGAACTGGATGACCAGGCGTTGCTGGATTTGAAACCGGCCACGGCGAAACGCTATGTGCGCGGACTACGGACGGAAGGTGAGTGCGACATTCCCATGCCTTACGTCTGCAAGAATGAGGCGCGGGTGACGGTATGCAAGCCGTTCACGGAAGTGGTGGCGGCGCGCGGCACGTTGATGTTGCAACAGGCGCGGGCCATCTTCTGGCGGCGCTGGATGAGCGACGCGGAGCTGGAGTCCAAACGCCAAGATGGCTGGGACCCGGCGTGGATCGAGGCGATGAAGAAGACGAAGGGCAACACGAGTATCTGGGGTGATCCGCCCACGACTTCGTCGCAGCAACGGCGCACGGATGGCTACGGGACGTTTTACCAGGTGCAGGGCAGCGTGACGGCGCTTTACGAAGTGGTGTATGCCTACGTCAAGAAGGTGGATGAGGACGGTGTGACGGGCGTTTATGAAACCATCGTGAGTCCGCACGCGACGCCAGAGGATGACACGCCGGCGGAAGACTTTTGCGCGAAGCACGCGCTGCTGGGTTACGCGCACGGGCAATATCCGTTCGTGGAATTCAAGCGCGAGAATCTGGGACGCGGCTTGGTGGAGTCGCGCAGCGTGGGCGAGATCGCGCACACTTGGCAGGACGAGGAGAAGAACCAGCGCGACATGCTGTTCAACCGCGCGCAATGGGACACGATGCCGCCGGTGCGCGTGCCGAAGCTGGGCGGGGTGGATTACAAGCTCGGGCCGGGCGCGCAGGTGGCGATGAGCCGGGCGCAGGACATCACGGCGATCAATCTGAACGCGCCGCCGCCGACGTTGGCGCTGGAACTGGTGAAGCTGCTGAAATTGCAAGCGGCCAGTTATTTCGGGACGTTCGACCAGGAGATTCATCCGGCCAAACTGGCGATCCGGCAGGAGAAATTGGGCGATGACTTTTACACGTTCTGGGGCGAGGTGCTGTTGCAGGTGTTCAGCCTGACGCTGCAATACAATCCGCAGGAGATCGTGACGGTGACGGGCAATCAGGAATTGCAAAAGCTTGATCCGTTCACGGTGCTGGACACGCTGATGCTGGGGCTGGATTTTGACATCAAGGATTTGAACCCGGATTACCTGATGCAAAAGCTGGACATCATCCATAACAAGATTTTGCCGGCGGACACGACGGGCGCGATGGATCGCGGCGGGCTGACGGCTTACGAGGCGCGCGCGGTGGATCCGCGACTGGCGCAACGTTTCATCCAGGACAAGAACACGGCGAGCCAGAAAACGTTTGACGACGTTCAAAACAACGTGGCGAAAGCCATGCTCGGTTTCGAGCCGCAATACGGCGACGCGAGCAACGATCCGACGGCCCCGATGAAGATGCAGTTTCTCCAGCAGATCATGGGGAGCAATCCGAAGGTGCAGCAGTGGATGCAGTCGGACGAACGGTTCAAGGCCATCCTGGAGAACTACGCGAAGAATTTGCAGATGGGTGTGATGCAACAGCAGAACAAACAGGTGGGGCGCATCGGCGTGCAGCCGCTCGGGGCGCAGGGGAAATGATTTTTAGCCACAGATGGGCACAGATGAAACACAGATTATGAATTTGAAAACTTGGCCACAGCAGTGGTCGCAGAAAATAACTTCGGTTTGCCGGAGCACGGACGGCACGAACGAAGACGAGGCGTTTCCGGCGTATCAGCCGCCGACGTGGCGGTTTTGGCTGTGGCCTTCGCAGATCGGCTGGCTGCGCGGGCGGCTGGCGATTGAGAAAGTTCGGTCAGCGGCGGTAAAACACTCCGTGGCCGAACTCCGACGCATCAAGGAACTGGAGGCGGAAGTGGAAACGTTGCGGGCGCGATACC